ACACCCGTAAGGCATCTCCGACCTACAACACCAGCACTGGAGCGTTGACAACGACTGATACGGCGTACTCGTTTGACGCTCCAGTCGAGTTTGTGCAGTCAGAAGAAGAAGAAGGGCGTGAAGAGCGTCAAGCTCGTTTGTATATCACTCCTGATCAGATTGGAGACAATCAGCCGACGTTTGAAGACATGGTGACGTTGAAATACGCAGGGTCTAACCGAACTGCACAAATTACTGACATCCGCACGTTTAAGGGCGATCAAGAGTATCTATTCCAAATTTTGGTGCGGTTCTGATGGGCAAACTGGCAGACCAAATTGACGCTCAAATAAACGCTGATTTGGATCAGGCATTTCGAGAGTTTATTCGGTTTATCTACAACGACTTGTCTAGCGAAGAGATCAGCCCTGTTTACACAGGCTTTTTTGCGTCAAGCTGGAAAGTCGCCAAGAGTCGTCCGCGCCCAACGCACAAGGTTGAAGACTATGAGCCTTGGGCAACGATCAAAAAAGAAAAGCGTCGTCGGTTCCCTGGATTTACCCCACGCATTGAGCCAAGGTTTGACATTCCATCATTTACAAGCGATGACACGATCTTTATAGGCAACACAACCAAGTATGCGAGGTACGCACTGGAGCGTCCCAGTCAAATCGTTTCGTATTTAGGCGGCATCAAAGCGATTGCATCGACCATTTTCAACGCAAAAGATGGCATTAGCCTTAGGGTTGCAGGCAGCGGAACTGCTCGCGGCTCTAGATACCAGAGGATCTTATGACGCTTGTTGCACCCCGAGCTGCTTTTGAAAAAGCAGTGACTGACGCTGTTGCAGCTGTGGATGCCACGGTGGTGATGGTCTATGACAACGTGAGGTTTACGACTCCAGGAAAGGAGAAAAAATACGTTTTGATGTCGGTGTCGTACAACCAAAGCACGATTCAGACTCATGGAGCAGCATCTGATTTCTATGTAGGGGTTGTGCAGTGCAATATCTATGTTCCAAAAAACTCTGGCACTGCTGATTTGGCCGTTATTGGCGAGGCAGTGATTGACGGACTGACTTCAGTCAATGCTTCAGGGTATGCAGATCCATTTAGTTGCGCTCCACGATCACTTGAAGTCTCTGGCCCCACTCCGTTAGAGATCGAAGATCGAGCTCACTTTATTGGTCTAGTATCTTGTCAGTTCAGCGCGATAGCGTAGAGTAGTAATGAAACAAAATCCATCTTCGATGCGGGCTGCAGAGATTCTTCGCAACAAGTTTGGCGTTAGTCAGCTGTATAGCTATGACGTAACGCAGGACGGCGAGGTGCTGTTCAAGGTGTTTTGGCATCCGTTGACCATTGCAGAGCGTGAGTCGATCCAAAAAAAGGTTGGTTCTGACGACGCCAATGACTTTGCGCTTGGCTTGATGATTGAAAAAGCCTTGGATCAGGATGGCAAGCGCCTGTTTCAGGATGGCGAAAGGGCAATCCTGAAAAACTCTGTTGACGCCTCAATTTTGCAAGAGATTCAGCTTGCAATGCTGACTTCTGGCTCTGATAACAAGGTGGAGGACGCTAAGGCAGACTTGAAAAGCTAGTCCTGACTGGCTGTTTCTGTTCCACCTGGCCAAAGAGCTAGGCATGACAGTTTCCCAGCTCTGCGTGCATCTCACACAAGAAGAGTTGGTCAGTTGGGCTGCGTTTTTTGAGTTAAAAGCAGAAGAGGAGGAAAAAGCGCGTAAGCAAAGTCAGTTTGCACGTGGAGCGCGGGCTACACGGTAACGCTAAGATTGGTCATACCTCTGGTGCGGTGTCGCAGTGCAGGACATTTCACTTGCCGTAAAGGTAGATAAACGCCAAGTCAAAGACCTCAAGACCCTAATTGGTCAGGTCGAGAAGCAAGTTGGTGCGCTTAATAAGGTCAAGGTTACTCTCGACACATCTCCGGCAAGAAGCAGTTTAGACAAGCTTACGGAATCTCTTAGACAGGCAGAAATCGTTGCCAAGAGATTTTTTCAAGGTGGCCCCAGATCTGGTATTGGTGCCTTCGCCAGAGACATAGCTGGCATCCGTTCTGAAATTGCAAATGTTAGAGACGGGTTTGACACGGCAAAGACTGGTGCAGACCGTGCCACTTCTGCGGTTCAGCTTTTAACTGCTCAATTCAAACTTCTTAGCGCAGAAGGAAGAGCTTTTGCCAAAGGCGGAGCAGACCTATTTAGCGCCAAAGGATTTGACCAAGACTCTTTAAAAAACAGGCTTCAGCCCTTAAAAGAGCTGCCAAATAGCCTTGCTGGCACAGAAGAAGCGCTTAAAGAGATTAGGTTTCTTCTTAATTTTGCGACTGAAAACAGCAAAGAATTTAAGACCCTTATTGAAGCTGAGAACCAGGCTCTAGCAAGGCAGAAAAAAATTCGTGAGTCCATGGCGTTTGTCACGGAAGTGCAGCGTCGGGCTACCGCTCCAATGCCAGAAGACCCGTTCGGGACAAAGGTGCCGTTGCTGCCAGCGGCGGGTCAAACTTCAGGCACGTTTGAGATTGTTGAGAGAAACAGAGAGATTGCTCGAATTCGTGGCAACAGTCTTCAGATTGAAGAAAAGATTACTCAACAGCGTCAAAAACAAGCAGCTGCTGCTGGCAAAACAGCTCAAGCTGATAAAGGTCAGAAAGGGCAGAGAGGCAAACAGCTAAACGAGTTCTTGCTTGGGGCTGGTTTTCCACTGTTGTTTGGCGGTGGTCCAGGAGCTGTTGGTGGATCAATTCTTGGTGGCGCTATTGGCGCTCCAATGGGTGCAGCCTTTGGAGGTCAAATTTTTGGTAGTGCTATTGGACAGACCCTTGAGAACTCACTCAAGTTGGCCGTTGATATAGGCAATGCAGTTGAAACGTTGAATTTGGATGCGCTTGAAGAGTCAGGCATACGCGTGAACTCTGAGCTTGAGATGCAGGTTCAGTTGCTGCGTGAAGCCGGAGAGTTTAGAAAAGCCGAAGAGGCTATTCAGGAAAAAGTTGCCGAACAGACTGGAGCGCAAGGCGATGCAATGCAAGACGTTGCAAACGCGTTCAATTTGCTGGGGCGAGCGGCCAAAGAGTTTTTGACGGTTACTTCAGCATTCTTGGGAATGTTGACAGCGCCTATTGCTGCGGCACTTGCTGGAATTATTAAGGTTGTCAATGAGATTATTAAACAAGCAAACATACTTTTCTCTTTAGTAGGCAAATCTATTAAAAAAATTGCAGAAAACGAAGAAGTTTTAAAGGGTGTTGGAGACCAACTTACAAACATTAACGGTCAGTTTGATGAGGTCAACAATAAAGCGGCTAATTTTGTCTTAGAGACTGGTCGAGAGCTGAACTTGTTGAGGGACATTGTAGCCAAAGAAAATGAAAAAGTAGATGGCAAACGGCTTGAGGACAAAATAAATAACAACTTAGTGAGCGCAAGCGTAAAAAGAATAAAACTTACTGAAAAACTCAAGGGCGAAGAGAAAAAACTTAACGCCATAAAAGTTGAAACAAATGCAGCTGACATTGATGCTGCTATTGCTAACGAAAGAGAAATTACGCGTATTAAAAAACAGCAGGTCAGCAATGCCGCTTCTCTTAAGAACCGCAAGCTAATTACTGCTGCTCTAGAAAAAGCAGACAAGGCTCATAAGAGTATTGAAGAAAGTCTGCAAAAACAAATTGACAAGCAACTTGATCAGGTTGCTTTTGAGAACGAATATGCAGAGCTGATCATGTCTGGCTCGTTGCCTGCAGCAGCGCAGCGAGCGCTTGGTTTAAAGCAGTATCTCAAGGATCTAGACAAGCAGTTTAAAAAAGAGCTAGATATTCTCAATGCCGACATTGCACAACTTGAAGCAGAAAAAGTTAAAAATGCAATGACCAAGGAGCAGCTTGAGTTGCTCGATGAGTTGATTGAAAAACGTGACAAGCTTGAGAAGAAGAAAAAAGATGCAGAGGACGCAGCCAAGAAAAACCAAGGGCCAAAATCAGATGCAAAGCGCATCGAAGAAGAAATGGTTCGCGTCAGGGGCGAGCTAAACAATCTGATCGACCCAGTGAACCAAGTTATCGCTGGAGCGCAGGCGATTGGAGATGCGTTTGCTGAGTCGTTTAAAGGACTGATCACCGGCAGCATGTCTGCTCAGGAAGCGTTGGCCAATCTGTTCCAGCGCACAGCAGATCACTTTGCGGATATGGCAGCGCAAATGATTGCCAAGCAGATTCAAATGAAGATTCTGGGCATTGCGCTTAGCTTCTTTAACCCAGGAGCATCAACAACACCGCCAACTACGCTTCCTGGATCAGCTAGCCAAACTGGTTTAGGTCTCAATATCAACGGAGTTGATCAAGGTATAAGTCCATTTAGCCCAGGCACTGTTGCAGCAGCAAGCGGTGGATACGCTTCTGGGCCAACCCGTGCCTTAATTGGTGAAGGCGGTCAAGGTGAATACGTTATCCCTGAAAGCAAGATGCGCGAAAGCATGGCGCGTTACTCGCGTGGTGCTCGCGGATCTTCTGTTATCCCAGAGACAGGCGCTTCTGGAACGTCAGGCGAAGGTGGCGGAGCAGCAGTTGCCGCACCAATCGACG